ACTTGACTATCATCAAGTCGGTTGCCCCGTGTCTGCTCTTCTTTTAGAAAGCGTCTCCAGTTTTCCATAATAAGTTTTTGATTCATCAGTACGTGTATCTCCCATACATGTATGGGGCGAAAAGAGTACTCTGATTTATTGAGCCTTTTTCTTCTGCTGCTGGGACCTCTCCGAGTTCTGTGGAATATTCTCCATCTGGTTCTAACAAGTGGTCATCTTGCATATCGTCATACCCAGTTCGTCCTGCGATCATTGGTTCTTCGCCTTCCATCCACTCGGCTATCTTCATTAAGGTGATTTCTATAACCTTATTTCCTTCTTGTAGCTTTCCCTCTAGAGAGCCATAAATATTACCGCCTTGTATCGAATCTATTTCGATCAGTCCATTTTGTCTCAAATATTCGAACAGTCTTGCCTCAGCACCATATACAAGATCAGATAAAGTTTCTTTCGCAAATGCGACAACTTTCTTATCAGCTTGCTTGATTACGATATCGATATCTTTATGGTCCATAATCATCAAGTCGCCATTGATAGAAGATCGAAGTTTTAATTTTGCCTCAACTCTATCCTTCTCAACAACTTTGATGGTGACTCCGTCATCAGGAGTACCTATTGGGGCCTCTAGCTCTTCGTTATCTACCACGCTAATATTAACTGACATTTCGCTTTACCTCCGCTAAGAGATCTTGAATATAGAATACTTCTTCAATAATCTTCGAATTCAAAGGAGTTTTTGCATAACTGTCCAGCTTTGCTCTAACTTTCTTGAAATTTTCATTTATAGGCGAAATGCTTCCTTCTACAATCTCGGCAGCCACGGCTTCTTTGAGCCGTCCAATTTCATCATTTAGATAAGACTTTAAGCCCAAGCCATTGTCGGAAAATGATACAATGAAATTGCTTAGTAGTTCTTTCTGTTCTCTTAAGAGAGAATGTTGGTACGTGCTATTGAATCTCTTGACAAACATTTTGAACTCGAGTTGATCAACTGGTTTCATTTCTGTCTGGTTTTCATCCAATCTAGTAAGAAAGCTTACCACTTTGTCTTCGAGCATGATTCTCTTTTTAGCTCCAAGGTTTGAGTTCTGGAAGTATAGTCCAATCGTTGCTATATCTTTATAGTTCGGGACAAAGTTTGAAAACGCTTTGTTACCCAATGCCTTGTTGATCTTATTGATCAATGTCGTTTGCTCGTTGAAAATTTCTTTCCTGTCTAAGTCGTTAAAATCCTTCTTGGTTTCGACCATAAGTCGCTTTGAGAAGTCTGACTTAAGTTCCTTGCTCTCCAACAGGGATTTATATAATCCAAGCTCTTTTGAAAGAACCTTTCCTTTTGTGTAAAATTCTCTTAAAAGACCCTTGACTTTTGATTGCCTTACTTTGTCTTCTTGCAAGATTGCTTTTGTTAATTCACGAATCAGGCATTCGTAAAGAAAAGCGGTATTTCTTTTCTTATTGTGTTTCATGTTGTTGTCCTTTATATTTTATACTGTGTCGTTAATTAGTTGTGTTATTTTGCTCCAAACATTTTGGGGCATATCATTTAAGGATGGGTTAACCTTATCAATGTAAGCCTTAAGTGCTTGGTCGGCATGCATAAAATCTGAATACTTCATTTTCATTCCGTGTGCCTTGGAGAGCCAATAATCACGACCACCTTGTCTTTGGAAGTCCATGTAGATTTCAGTCGGGGAAAACACATCTTCATTCAATAAACTATCAATTTCTTCTTTGATAATTCGTTTTAATGTTTGTTTGTTAAGTTTCATTTGGGTGGTTCCTTTTTCTTAAGTGACTCAATTAGTGATTTAACTTCACTACTTGTGTTAAATAGTTTCTCTTCCTCTTTTGCATCTCCTTCGTGCACGCCTCGAGATAATGAATCTAATCCACCAAAGCCAACTTTGCCGGGAAAGGTTGTCCTCGCTGTGGATCCGCGAACCTCGCCTCCAAATGCTTGGTTCTTCATTTGCTTTGAAAAGCCGCCTTTGCGATAGGAAGTCTGATGTTTCTTATATGGGCCACGAGGTTTTGCGTCATCGTCGCGTTTCGCAGGGGGTTCGGCTAACAAGTCAGGCTCATCTCCTCCTGCATCCGCACCAAGATCATCACCACCAAGGTCGCCGCCCAAATCATCTCCTCCGAGATCATCACCACCAAGGTCACCACCTAAGTCACCACCTAAGTCTCCTCCTAAGTCGCCACCGGCATCTCCGCCTTCAGGTGCTGCACCTGCTGCTTCAAGTGCTCCCATAAACTTCTTGTCTGAGAACATCTCTCTTTGCATCCGCAAATATTCGTCTTGGGATAATCCAAGTAGATTTTCTGAAACCCATCGGCGAGAGAAGTAACCCTCGGTTGCCGCTGCAGCAATATCGAACTTTGTCTTCCAATGCTCAAGCTCTTGCATTTCGGCAATCTTTGATGGATTATTAAGAGATAGTTTGAATCCTAATAGATCGTCTCCACGATAGCCGAGAGTATAGAGGTGAATGATTCCAATCTTCTCTAACTCAGTAATTAAGACTCTCTGTAGTCTCTGAATGGTTCTCGCAAATCTAACATCTTTCTGTGCCAAAGTTGTCTTATCTTCTGTTCCACCCTCTCCCATGGAGAGGTATGATTGAGGAACCTTGAGAGCAGAGAATAATTTGTCTCGGAGATATTTAACGTCTTCGATCTGTGCTGTGAATTGACCACCAGGAAGGTTCTCAATGGTTGTAGAAGACTGCCCACCTTTGACGGGGATAAAGTAATCCTCTTCAATCGAAAGAGGGTTGTAACGCAAATCTACCCGGCCTGTGGAAGGATCTACAACTTGGTGTCGTTTCATTTGTGTCATAACTTTTTGCATGTACCCTTCGACATCTTGTGGTGCGATACCACCAACATCGATCTTGAATACACGTCGCTCTGGTGATCGAACAATACGATAGGCCATCATTGCGTCCTCGAGGAGCGTAAGTTGTCTCCAGATGCGCCTAGAGGGCTCTAAAGCCGATGTTCCGTATGGAGCGTGCTTGTCGTTTCCAAGTACACGAAAGTGAGCCATTTGCCAATTCTCTAGAGTTAGGCCGGCTGAGTTCCATTGGAACTGAACGTAATTTGGATTTGTTGGATCTTCACCTTCAAGTCTTTCAACTTCTTGTGGTGGAAGGCCAATACAGTTTTGCAAACCCTTCTCTTCATCTAGATCTAAGTACAAGAACATGTCTCCGTACTTACACATTGTTCTTGCCCAGCCAAAGAGGTTGTGTTCGATATTCATTATGTTAAAATAGAGAGAATGAAGAATGTATTTGATTTCGTCGTTTGGACATTTGACGTGAAGCATTGGATTTAATGCTGAGTGAGTTGTCATTTCATCTGCATAGATATCTAAAGACGAAGCGATCTCTGGTGTGAATTCCATTTGGTCAAAGTCAACATAACGCTCACTACGATTTCTATTCGTAATCATATTCAGAGCCATGACGTTCATTGGGTTGTATTCAGTCTTTTTGAATTGCTGTCCCGACGCGGTTCTAAATCTTTTTGCGTAATTATCTAAATGACGCCGCCTTAATTGTCTACCCGATTGGGTTCTTCTCTGAGTTATAGGTCCAGAGAACATTCTCGTTAGAGATTTGAACAAGTCATTCTTGTTATTATTAGGGTTTCTTTCGTTGCGAGCCATTTTTTATCCTTTGTATATCCACAAAAAGTTTTTTGTTTTTTCTATCTCCTCTTCATGTTTTTGCGCGAACGTTTCGTTATAAAACTTTTGGCCCTTGACTTGAGTGTTCATAGTCGTTGTCGACATCATCAAACCACCGATCATTGCCTTTTTGTAAGCCATGTCTCTTTCGTTTTCTGAGAGGGCTGTGTCGCGTACCCAGCAAGCAATTGCGAGAGACATAACCAAATCATCATTGTAAGAGCGCATCGCTTGAGGCTTCCCGTTGTGCCAAATAAAAGTTTTTAGTTCGTGAAAAACACGATTGGAGTGTATACTAATTAGTTTGTTCCTGACGTACTCTTCCAATTTAGCTACAATTAGCGGTCTGGTTTTTGTTGATGTTGTGAAGCCAAGCACGGCTCTGTCGTCATTCTCGCCCAAATAGGACTCAACATATTCATGAGTTGATTTGATGGAGTAGTATATTTTTTTATACTCCAAGTCTTTTAATTTCTCAAGTATTGCGATTCCAATTCCATTATTTTCTACAACCAGAAGGCACGTACCGTACTCGCTACCAGCAGAGTAGAGTATATCTGCATACATATCCAAATCTGGTTTTCCTTGATATTCAGCAACGACCGTCATAGTATCTATTCTTAAGATGTGAAAGCAGCTAAAATCCGCACCATCT